ACCTGTGCTTGCCATAACGATGGACCGCTACAAGCAGGCGGAATTGGGTGAAGCCATTTCCCATGCCGGTATCCGCGCGCCATTGGTCTGGCGGGGGCAGGGTTTCCGCGACGGCGGCGAAGATGCCGAACGGTTTCGCCGCGCAGCCTTTGACGGTTTGGTGAAGGCGCGCCCTTCTCTGCTTCTGCGTTCCGCTTTTGCAGACACCGTGTGTCTGCGTGACCCCGCCAACAACATCAAAATCGCAAAAGCCCGCTCGACAGGGCGCATCGATGCTGCAGCGGCTTCTGTGCTGGCTGTTGCTCAAGGCGCTCGCGTGGCCGCGCAACCCAAAAAGAAAGCGAGATTGGCATGGTGCTAAATTCCGGGAGCCTCAATCGGCGTATTCAGGTGATGCGTTATAACGAAACTGGTCGTGATGGATTTGGCGGCTCGATTGGCGATTGGGAAAAATTGGGGGTCGTTCTGTTCGCCCGTCGACGGGATGTAACCGACGCAGAAGAACTCAGCGGGGGCGCGGTGGGCAATAACTTGGTCGTGCGTTTCATAGTACGTTCCACCGTTTTTACGCGCGATATTAAGCGACACGACATGATCGCTCATGAGGGTGCCCCGTTTGACATAAAAGGCATCAAAGAAGTGACGTGGCAATGCGGCTTTCTGGAAATCACAGCAGTGACTTCAGAGAGAGCAGCCCGCCAACCGTTGTTCGAGGTGTGACGCCATGAGCATCCGCAAAGAGCACAAGCGCTATTCCCGTAAAGTCACCAGCACCAAACGTTGGCAAGGTGTTGCGGGCCGAAATCCTCGAACGCGACCGGTATCGCTGCAAATCCTGTGGCTGTGGCGGGCGGCTGGAAGTGGATCACATCAAACCAGTCAGGACGCACCCAGAGCTTTCCTATGACCCCGGCAACCTGCAGGCGCTTTGCCCAGGCTGTCACACCCGAAAAACCCGGATCGAGTGCGGGCATCCCCCGCCCCGAAAAGACCGCCAAGACTGGTGGCAAGCCGTTGAGTCGCTTGAGCGGCCCGACACGAAACCTGATGAGCAGAAAGGATAAGGAATGCTCGATAGTGTAAAAATCTCACGGCGGCAAAGCGAGATCCGTCAAAACCTTGCCGAGCTGAGCGGCATCGAAACGCCCTCCGATGACGAGGTGCGCAAGATGGATGAGCTGGACAAGGAATACCGCTCCAATGAAACCCGTTACCGCGCAGCTCTGATTTCTGAGGATACGGAACGCCGTGATGCAGGTGCAGAGCTGGAAACGCGCTCTGAGACTGAATGGCATGAACTGGCTTCGCAATTTGAGCTGCGCCAAGTGGCGCTTTCCTTGGATGAAGGGCGCGCACTGGAAGGTTCCACGGCGGAAATGGTGCAAGAACTGCGCAACGCGGGTGGTTTTCAGGGCATTCCCGTACCACTGGAAGCGCTGGAAACCCGCGCCGGTGAAACGCTGGCGGGCGGCGTGCCAGATCCGGTGCGTACAATGCCGACAATTGATCGTCTCTTTACCGGGTCTTCCGCCACTCAGATGGGGTGCCGGATGATCAATGTTGGCGTTGGGGAGGTCGAATACCCGGTTGCCACGGGTGGTGCGCAACCCGGCTGGGCAGGGTCTGAAACTGGCGATGTTGCTGGGCCGCAGGCTTATGAAACCGTTGATCGCCCGATGAAGCCTGATCAGACCATGGGCGTTCAGATGAAGATCACCCGCAAGGCGCTCAAACAGGCCGGGGCCGGATTGGAGCAGGCGGTGCGCCGCGACATGGGGGCAGCCATCCAGCAGGAAACAGATCGCGTGATCTTCCTTGGTTCTGGCGCGGGCGGTGAGCCTTTGGGCATCTTTCCCGGCGCAGCCACCTACGAAATCACTGAAACGTCGGTTGATGCGGCGGCGTCTTATGCGGCTTTCCGCGCCGCTGCGGTCCGCTTCATGACCGCCAACGCGGCAGGCGGTCCAAATGCGGTGAACCTGTTGTTGCGGCCGGAAGTGTTCGACGGGATGGATGAAAACCTGATCGCAGGCACCGCCATCTCCGAATGGGATCGCTTGGTGGCCAAAATGGGCAAGGTTGTGATGACCTCCAACGGGATCGCCGCACCTTCGGGGGATCCAGCGGCATCCAGCGCGCTTTTGACCACGGCAACCAACGGCGTCGCGCCTGTGTTCTGTGGCATGTGGGGCGCTGTGGATCTGATCCGCGATCCGTACAGCGACGCCAAGTCCGGTCAATTACGCCTGACGGCGTTGACCACGATGGATGTGACCGTTGCGCGCGGCGTTCAGCTCGAAATTCTGACAGGCGTTCAGTGATGCTCTGGGGCGCTCATGTTGGCAGCCTTGAGCTGCGCAGCGAAGGCGGGGAAACCCGCCTTCGGGCAACCTTTCCATATGGTCAGGAAACTGTTTTGGCCGAACGCATGGGGGCTGGGCGTGAGCGTCGCGAGATGATTGCAGCCCGCGCCTTCGCTGGTCGGATCGAGCAGGGTGAAGACGTGCACTTGCTGTCAGGTCATGACTTCAACAAGCCGTTGGCTTCGCGTTCCGCCGGCACGCTGACACTCACAGAAACCGACGACGTTTTGACCATTGAGGCCACTATCAGCGCGGATATGCGCCAGGTATCTTACGTGCGCGATTTTTTGAGCGCCAATGGTGCGGGTTTGGTGCGTGGCCTATCGCCGGGGTTCCGGGTCAAACCGGGCGGCGAAACCGTTAAAGAACGCGGCGACGCAATCCTGCGGACGATCAAGGCGGCGGATCTGATTGAAATCAGCGCTGTGACCAAACCCGCCTATCCGCTGGCGCAAATCGAAGCCCGCAACTGGCAACCTATTGGCGAGGTAGCAAAAACTGTCTGCCGCCGTCACGCCTCTACCCGTTGGAGATAGCAATGTTCGGATGGTTCAAAAGCAAAGCGCAACCCACGGAAACGCGCTCAAGCGGTTCCGTTTACACCGCCCAAATTATGGCGGGGCGGGATAGTTTTATCAACGGGCGGCGCGGTGTGGCAGAATTGACGGCCACGGTGCAAAGCTGTGTGAGCCTTTGGGAAGGCGGGTTCGCAATGGCGGACGTTGCGGGCACAGACCTGTTGAGCCGTCAAACCATGGCGATGGTTGCCCGCTCTGTCGCATTGAACGGTGAAGCTGTTTTCCTGATCACGGATTTGGGGCTTGTTCCGGCCACTGATTGGGATGTCATCACGCGCAACGGCAAACCCCGCGCATATCGCCTGTCGATCCCGGAAGCGGGTGGCGGACGCACAGATACTGCTCTTGCCGCCGAAGTGCTTCACCTGCGGATCGGTTCGGACGCTTTGACACCTTGGATCGGCACCGCGCCGCTGCGCCGGTCCAGCCTGACAGGATCACTCTTGAACGCGGTGGAATCTGCGCTGGGGGAAACCTTTGAGAATGCCCCGCTTGGCTCTCAGATCGTGCCCTTGCCAGATGCGGGCGCTGAAGAAATGACCAACATGCGCGGCGCATTCCGTGGGCGGCGTGGTTCCACATTGGTCATCGAAGGTGTAGCGCAGGCAACGGCCGCGGGGATGAACCCACAGATCGGCCAGAAGCCGGATCAGCTTTCCCCTGATCTTTCCAAAAGCATGACCTCCGAAACCTTGACCGCAGCTCGCGAGGGCGTGCTCATGGCCTATGGCGTTTTGCCGTCGCTGCTAAACCGATCCGCAACCGGGCCTGTTGTGCGTGAAGCGCAGCGCCAGCTTTGCACCTGGACGCTACAGCCTATCGCAGAACTGTTGGCGGAAGAGGCATCCGCAAAGCTGGGAGCGACCGTCGAAATCGACACCCTGCGCCCGCTTCAGGCGTTTGACGCTGGCGGTCGCGCCCGCGCCTTGTCTGCTATTGTGAAGACTTTGGCAGAAGCGAAAACGGCAGACATTGCGCCGGAAGCCGTCGCAGCAGCCATGCGCATGGTGGATTGGAAGGACTAGGTAGGTTGCGCCTTGGCGTTCTTCATGGCCAAAACAACCCCGTTAGTCAGTGAGTGGGTAAACCCTGACAGCGCGCGACCCGGTGTTCCTCCAGGCGCGGCGCGCACTATTTTACCGATAGGATTTTGTACCGGGATCGTACATTAATTTCTCGGTATGGTCACAGGAATTGCATTTCAATGTGTGCTCTAGTTTGCCAACCTCTCCAAAAGTGGGGTGCGGGTGTGATGAAATCACATCCATCTGTCCGGTTCTACAAATCACACAGGAATCGCCCGACTTCATTTTCTCGATTGTCTTGCGTAGCTCAGCGATTGTTTCATTTTGCTCAAGAAGCTCTGTTCGGGCACTCATTAGCAATTCACGTGTCTCAAGTATCTGTTCTCGAAGCTCCAGTTCAGACAAGTCTTTCTTTATTCCCTGGAGGCGCTTCATGCCATCGGCCAAGTCGCTCAAAATATTACTCATTAAGTCTCCGCTTTTTTAAGTCGTACGCCAGCACCGCAGCCGTTTTCATCGATAAACGTAACTCCGGCCGCTTCCAAAGCTCCTCGGAGTGCATCGATGGTTCTATCATAAGGTTCTCGGTCTTCTTTTTCGAAACTTGCAATCGTTCGTTTTGCGACGCCAGACGCGTCCGCTAAGCGGTCTTGTGACATTGCTACGAGAGCGCGAGCCGCGCGACATTGTGATGGTGTCATTTTAAACCTTGCACTATTAGTGCAAGCTGCGCTAATAGTGCAGCATTGCCTTAATAGTGTAACCAATTCAAGGAATCAGAACAATGCCCAAAGAACGCGTTTGCGCGAATGATGAAGTTCGTCCGCTTGAGCCTGTATCAGATTGTCAAAACCGCGAGGTAAAGGGCCTTGCGTTGAGCGCATCCTATGTATTTGACGAGAACATCGAGCGCGTGAAAGCCCTTCGTGAACAGCAGCAGCAGTTTTTGAGCAGTTTGCCAGAAGAGCCTTCGGAAGTGATTTCACAAGCGTTGGAGATCATGCATTCAGGCGGTGGCAACTATCCCAAAGGGATCGATGACGCATTACACTTTGCCCATGCTCTAGAGGCCATGGTACGTTCAGAAGACATCGACGTTGAATGGCGGCTGAAAGATGCGGCGTGCTACTTTGCTCGCCGCCTTGCCGCATCCATGCACGATGCGGTCACTGAGCTGGATCGCATGCAATATGTTCTGAGCAATCCTAGCCGGTTGGAGCGGAAAAAAGCTTAATTTGTGCATCGCGCAAATAGAGTTGACGCAATGTTATGTGTGCGATACACAAATAGCATGAAGTCAGCGGCCTTTAATAAGCTTATCGCGGATGCGTACTCAATCGCAGAGAAGACTGTGGTGGTGTACGCCCGCTTGCTGAAAGAGGCCGGACTGATGACAACCGGCGCGCGCGGTCGCAACGCACCGGATATGACACCGATGGACGCGGCGCGGATTACTATTTCTCTTCTCGCTTCAGAAAAACCAACGGAAGCCGTGGAAATGTGCCAGCGTTTCCGTCAGTTGACCCACAATTATTCCTATGAGGTAGGCGAAGTAGTTGGCTGTGGCGACGCGAACTTTCTTGAAGACATTGAGCACTTCCTCGAAGCGTTCTTCACCGGTTGCTCTCCCCAAAACGCAGCGCTTGAACGGATAGAAGTAAACGCCGAACTCCAAAACGTGCGTCTTACATTTGCCAAAGGCTCCACGCTCTTTGACGGTACAGCCGACGATGTTCAGGCTGTCTACGACGAAGGCCGCTCGGATCGCTTGCAAACGATACGAGCACTCAACGTGTGGACACTGAATCGCATTGCCGTCGAATTCCTGAAAGAACAGGAGGCTCTCTGATGTCCAAGCCTGCCGCTCCCTCCATGCCCACTGAGCACCAAGTCAAAGTTATGCACAAAGCGGTGACTGAACTTTGCCCTGCCGCACGGATCAAGCGCGTTGGGCCAAATGGCGTTGAGTTCGACTACCCTAGCGATTCCGCTCCCCCTCAGCCATCGGACGACACTCTTTTCCTTGGTGAAGCGACATGAAAAAGGTGCCCCATCTCAAAAGTCGTCGCCGCCGGAGCACAGGACGGTGGGCACACTACTACCGTCGCTTTGACCGCACCAAGGGCAAAGAAGTAGAGATAAGCCTAGGCGTTCACGGCTTGCATCCGTCGGATCCGAAAGTTTTGGCAGCTTGGGCCGCACAGCATGCGCGTTGGGAAGAATCTCCACCAGATACGGAAACTCCACATGTAGGCACCCTATCTTGGGCGCTGGATCTCTATATGTCGGGCAATCAAAAGTGGCGTGAATACTCGCCAGAAACCCGGAAATCTCGCGAAGCTATTTTTAGTCGTTACCGTAAATTCAAAGGTGACCGGGCAATTCGGACCATTACGAGCGAAATTGTGGAGCGGTCTCTGTACCACAAGGGTGGCCACGGTGCCGTCAATGAGTGCAAAGCTCTCAAGCCAGTTTTTGAGCATCTGCGCCGTTTGGGCTTTATCTCCAAAAATCCTTATGCGGGCATTGAATTGGATAAGCCCAAAATCAAAGGGTTTCCGGTCGCCGATGCCGATGACATTGCCGCCTTCCAAAATTGCTGGCCTGTAGGCACGCGCGAACGTTTGGTGTTCGATTTGGCTCTCTATACCGGTGCAGCCCGTGGTGACCTCGCTAAGCTCGGACGCAAAAACATCAAGGGCGACCTTCTTGTCTATGAGCGCCAAAAGAGCAACGTGACCGCACGCGTCCCCTTGACCCGTGAGTTGCGCGCTGTAATCGCGCGCACTCCTGACATCGCGCCGACCTTTATCCTCAACAGTTTTGGCAAGCCGTTTGCGAAGGAGAGCCTTGGTAATCTATTTGGCGATGCGGCGCGTGAGGCAGGCATTACTTCGCGCTTGCATGGCTTGCGCAAAGCTTTCTGCACCTATTGGGCAGAGCAGCCAGGCATCACAACCCACCAGATCGCCGCAATGGCAGGACACATGAGTCTGTCTGAGGTGGAGCGCTATACCCGCGCCGCCGATCGCGAACGCATGGTTAAATTGCTTGTGGGGGTCGCATGAAACGGGACACGCAAACCCTTTGTCGGGACACTCATTCGCAAAGCATTGATTTTAATGTGGAAAAAATAGAAATTGACGTAAATGGCGACCCCGGCAGGATTCGAACCTGCAACCTGCCCCTCGGGAGGGTTACGACAGACACGAAAACAAGTTAAATTTCAGATACTTAAGCCGGATGCACGGATTTTTTGCACGTCTTTTGCACAATCTCAGAAACCTTTCAATGTTATCAGGAACTTAAAAGGTTTTGGTGTGCAAGTCGTGAGGGGCTGCTCACAAAACATTCAGCCAAATCGGAACGCAGAAAAGCCATCAGCGCCTTGCCCAGATCTGCAAGTGAAGGATAAGGCAATTTCGTCTAATCGCACCAATAGGGAAAGCCCAACGTACCGGCTTCCACCTGTACCTTTTTCCACAGTGACTTCGTGGCCCCGTCGTCGTAATCGAAGGGAGACCATCCTAAGAACCCATTCTCCCTCAACACCACTGTAATCTCGTCCACCTTTTTGACTGGGTGCCCTGACCACGCGTACATGAGATTATCGATTTCCTTCGCGACCGATTGCCTCTCAGCCTCGAGGTCTGGACTAAGCCGAGTGTCCTTAGTACCGAAAGTCGGGATGTGAGTATCTGAAGACGGTAAAAAGGAAATCGCCGTAATGTCCGCGCCAGCGAGGGAAACACCTCGGATATCCGCAGCATAGGTAAACGGCGCGCCATTCCTTCCGTATTTGGAACAAGTCGAAAGGTCTAAAATTGCACCGCTTAAGTCTGCATTCCGGAAATCTGAAAAATTCAGAAGACTTCCTTCCAACGCAATTCCCGCAAGCTTCGCCTCCCGAAATCTGGCTCCCCCTAGTCTGCAATATGTTAGAATAGCGCCAGAGAAGTTACCGCGAGCAAAGTTCACTGCTGTCAAATTCGTATCTCGCAAATCGAGACGATACCTGTGTTCATACTCAAGTTCGATCAAATGGTTTTGCCGCCGTCCAATAACGTCAATCGCGGCCTGAATGTCTGCCCTCGGCCGCGCAAGAATAGTGCCATCTTCACTTGGTTTTAGATTTTGCTTGGGCGCATTTTCTCTGACATATGCGGTCAGAATTTCCATAATTCTAATATGATCCCGGACGCTATCTTGCGAGATGCGTTCGAGAGCATAGATCGAACCTACTCGAACTGCGATATTTGGTGCTGTTTCCGAGAACACCTGCCAGTCACCGTAACCAACAACCACGTTGCCATCTCCAATGGAGTGTGGGAGCCCTTGCCACTCAATGTCAGTTCTCTCCTCCGGCCAAGTTTCGACGACAATATCCGTCCCATCTTGCACAACGACATCATCGTTTTTTTCATCATAGAACTGTTCCTGAGTTGCTCGCCGGTCTCGCTCCAAACTGCGTGCAGGCAACTTGAAATCTCCGGTGTTCGTGACAAAATGCACGACCTTCCCAGATTTGCCGCACAGCACGTTGATTGGTCGACCAATTCTGTCTGCGGTTTTTTCTGAACCCAAACCCGCCACAGCTTTGTTGATTTGGTCAGTGATGTGGCTCTGCTCACTGGTGTCGGCTTATTTCTGAGCAACGGCTGCCCGCCATACAATAAAGGGGGAGCCCAGTATAGCGACCACTGCCAGCCCAATGTTTCGAATTGCAGCATGGTCAGTGTTGAATGAAAGAACCAGAACAAGAAATTGAATGAGGGTCGCTATTCCAACAACAATCAGCGCGGCTAATGCAAAAGCCAATGCGCCTCCGACAATAGCGCCGAGCCATCGAGCACGCTTCCAGTCTGGACCTCGGTTCACCCCAATCCAATCCCAAAAATCAAGCCTGCCGCGTGTTCTCACTCAGCTGTACCTCCGCCGGTTAGCGCTATTCACATTACGTAGCGAAAGCTACGTAGACTTATTGAGACTGACGGAGTTTCTAAACTGACGCAACCATCGCCAGAAACAACACGGCGAGACGCCCGTCTACAGAAGTGCATTCGCCACTGATTTTTTAGGTGGGTTGCCTTCAACTTCTGACAGAAGCTCGTGTCAAGTGTCTCGGCAAACACTACTCACTCTGAGCAATCCCTAGGGAGGGGAACTTCTCGAACCGAGTGTTGCCCCTTATTTGTATGTTTTAGAAGAACGCTAGCGAGAGAAAGGCAGCAGAAACTGCACGGATTTTGCACGAAACCGCAGGGAAAATCACGGGTATTCACACACAAACGCACGCATTAACACGTAAAGGTGAACCTTTTTCCATAGCCCAAAATCGAAAAATAACACACAAAATCAATATCTTACATGGCGACCCCGGCAGGATTCGAACCTGCAACCTGCCCCTTAGGAGGGGGCTGCTCTATCCAGTTGAGCCACGGGGCCGTGCTGCTGCACTTGCGTGTCATGCACTGCAACGTAACGCCAACTCATGCCGAGGAACGCCCATGTTGTCAGTGCGTTACTTGTCGCACGCGATGTAGGGGGATGCAACAAGCGGCAGCCCGAGTAGCTCAGTGCACAACTAAACAAACGCGCCGATTTCTTTCCAAAAAATGCAGCGCTGTAGGGTAAGTGCAGCGGAGGCGCAGCGTTTTAGGCCAATCGGTAGTGAACTAAGTCGTCTCGTCATGAACATGCCCCCCGCCCAAAAGCAAAACCGGTCACTTTCTCAAACGACTCTGCGCGCGGAGACATCCAGTAGCACCCTCACAACCAATGCTTTTCGCCCCGCCACCGCGCAAATGTTAAATTATCGTGCTTGGAACCTACTCAGCTTGCTGGTGCGACAGCACGCGCGTGTATACAGTCAACTCAATCCTGAGCTGTTTTCCGCGCTACCTGCACAACAAACATAAGCGCGAGAACCGCGCCGCAAAGCAAGAAAGCAAAAAGAAGACACAGTCATTCAAAACGCACAAAACAACTTTTTGTATTTTCAGAGGCAAGACTTGACTAAATTCAACGAAGATTCCCGCGTCAAAATTCCAGCGATACTGCATTTGATCAGACTGGGTTACACTTACGTGTCGCTCAAAAACTCTATCTGGGACAAAGACACAAATATTTTTCCTGAGATTTTTGAGACATCACTTACACACATCAACCCTTCGGCAAACAAGCACGACATTGCGCGCCTCAAAGACGAAGTTTCACTCCTTTTGGAGAACGAAGACCTCGGCCAGGCTTTTTATGAACGCTTGTGTCAGAGATCGGGTTTACGGCTCATCGATTTCGACGACTTCTCGCGGAACACATTTAACGTTGTGACGGAGCTGCCCTGCCAGAATAAAGATGATGAGTTTCGACCAGACATAACAATTCTATTAAATGGCATGCCTCTAGCATTCATCGAGGTCAAAAAGCCAAACAATAAAGAAGGTGTTCTTGCCGAACGCAATAGAATCAGAGCGCGTTTCCAGAACTCAAAATTCCGGAAATTTGTGAACATCACACAGCTCATGATTTTCTCCAACAACATGGAGTATGATGACGGTTCTCCCGAACCAATCGAAGGGGCGTTTTATGCAACAGCCTCGTACTCTGAACCTGTTTTCAACTACTTTCGAGATGAAGAAGATCTGAGCCGAACGGTTTCCCTATCTCCTGCGAGCAATGAGTTGGAGGATAAGGTCCTGCAGGACAACAACCTTGCAGTTATTAAGCATAGCCCGGAGTTCCTAACCAACAAGTCCCCGACCACACCTACAAATCGGATTTGTAGCTCGATTTTCGAAAAAGGCCGTTTTGAATTCATGCTGCGATATGCCCTTGCATATGTCGCGGAAGATGACGGTTTGCAAAAGCATGTCATGCGCTATCCTCAGGTCTTCGCCACCAAGGCAATCGAGAAAGCGATAGATGACGGCACCAAGAAGGGGATCATCTGGCACACTCAAGGCAGCGGCAAGACGGCTTTGGCATACTTTAACGTACGTCACCTAACAGACTACTTTGCGCAGCACTCGGTTGTTCCAAAGTTCTATTTTATCGTGGATCGACTTGACCTGTTGATACAGGCCCAGCGAGAGTTTCAAGCACGTGGTCTGAATGTTCGAACGATCAATTCACGGAGCGAATTCGCCAAAGATATCAAATCCAACAAGGCAATCCACAACGATCAAGGTCAACCTTAGATTACAGTCGTCAATATCCAAAAGTTTCAGGATGACCCTGATGTTGGTAAGGCGTCAGACTACGATCTAAGTGTTCAGCGCGTATTCTTCTTGGATGAAGTACACCGCAGCTATAACCCCAAGGGCAGCTTCCTAGCCAACCTGACCCTAGCAGACCCAGACGCTATCAAGCTTGGTCTTACTGGCACACCCTTGCTAGGCAACGAATACGACTCAAAATCGATCTTTGGGGATTACATTCACAAGTATTATTACAACGCGTCTATCGCTGATGGGTACACACTCCGGCTTATTCGCGAAGAAATTTCCTCCAACTATAAACTCGTATTGCAGCAAGCTCTCGACGACGTCGAAGTAGCAGTCGGTTCAATAGACAAAAAGCGCATATTTGCTGATCCACGCTTTGTTGAGCCTATGTTGGGGTACATAATCGAAGACCTTCAAAGTAGCCGTGTGGCACTCGGCGATCATACAATTGGTGGAATGGTAATTTGTGATAGTTCTGACCAAGCCAAGGAAATGGAAGAACAATTCCAAAACGAGTTCGCTTCTGCCAGCCTAACATCAGCGTTGATCTTGCACGATGTCGGAGACAAGGAGAGCCGAAAGAACCAAGTGGAAGCCTTCAAGGCAGGAAAGATTGATATCCTGTTCGTATACAACATGCTTCTGACTGGGTTCGATGCGAAGAGGTTGAAGAAGCTTTATCTTGGACGCGTCATCAAGCAGCACAATCTGCTGCAGGCACTTACGAGAGTGAACCGCACATACAAGGACATGCGCTATGGTTTCGTCGTCGATTTTGCTGACATTCGCAAAGAGTTTGATGCTACGAACAAAGCATACTTTGACGAGCTTCAAGCTGAGCTTGGCGACGAAATGGAAAAGTACTCCGACCTGTTTAAGTCCCGCGAAGAGATCGAACAGGAAATCGAGGACATCAAGGACCAACTATTCCGCTTTGATCTGAACAACGCCGAAATTTTCTCGCAGCAGATCAGTGAAATTCAGGACCGGAAGCATGTTCAACTCATCAAGCAAACACTGGACAACGCCAAGAGCCTTTACAATCTAATCAGGTTGCTCGGCCATTTTGACGTCCTGGAGCAACTAGATTTCAAGAAGATCGGCATGCTCTACAGAGAGGTGTCAAACCACCTTGATCTGCTAAACCTGAAGGAAAATGTTGAGAACAGTGACACCGCAACCAATCTACTGAATTCTGCCTTGGAAGACGTCGTGTTCATGTTCTCAAAAATAGGAGAGGAAGAACTCGTCCTCGCTGATGAGCTAAAGGAAACGCTGAGGAAAACGCGAGAAGCACTGGCTAGCAACTATGATCAGAAAGACCCCAAGTTCGTCTCGCTGCGCGATGAGCTGGAGCGACTGTTCAAGAAGAAGAAGCTTAGCGAGGTTGATCAGGAAACGATGAATGCCAACATTGGCAACCTGAACAAAATCCATGCGCGAATTAAGGAACTCAACCGTCAGAATGAGCAGTTGCGGGCAAAGTATGGAAACGACAAGAAGTACGTCCGCGTACACAAACGCCTAATCGAACATGACGGGATATCGGAATCAGAAAGGCGCATCCATGAGGCGCTGGTCGGTGTGAAATCCAAGGCCGACCTTGTCGTCCTTGAGAACTCACAAGTCGTCCGAAATGAGAACTATTTTGAACAAACGATGATGCCTTCGGTGATTGAAGAGTTTAAAAGCAAACAAAAGATCAAGTTAAACCCCGATGTAGCTCGTTTTATCAATGGCTTAGTGACCCGGGAATACTTGGAAGAGTACAAGGCAGGCGCATAGACTATGACCACCCAAGACTTCGAACGTAAGATCAAAGAGATGATCGACGGCCTAAAAGCCGTTTGTGCGTCCTACGGCCTGGGCAACGATGGGAACGAGTTCAAGATCATCACTCAGGTGTTCTTGTACAAATTCTTGAATGACAAGTTTGCCTATGAGGTCAAGAAGCTCGACGACAAGGTCGCGTCGGCTGATAACTGGGAACAAGCGATCCACGCGATGGGCGCCGATGACTTTGAGATGCTGCAACTTCAGCTACCTGCGGGAACCGCACGCCTCCAAACCGATCACTTCATTGCACATCTGTTCGAAAACCAGAACGACGCTGATTTCGCCAAGCTGTTTGACGATACGCTTCGTGACATTGCCATCCAAAACAACGACATCTTCGCGGTGAAATCGGATACGGGCTCCAAAGCTCCCATGTTCGACCGAGTCAGTGAGTACATCTCTGACACGTCCAAGCGTGACGATTTTAGCCGCGCGTTGATCAATAAGATCGTCGAATTCAGCTTTGAACAAATCTTCACTCAGAAGTTCGACTTCTACGCGACAATCTTTGAGTATCTGATTTCGGACTACAACAAGGACAGCGGCGGCAAGTACGCGGAGTATTACACGCCCCACGCGGTTGCTAAAATCATGGCCGAAATCCTTGTTCCTAAGGACCAGCAGGGTCAGGTGCGCGATGTGACCTGCTATGACCCCTCTGCCGGGTCAGGGACTTTGCTCATGAACCTCGCCCATGCGATTGGCGAGAACCGGTGCAGTATTTTCTCTCAGGATATCTCGCAAAAGTCGTCAAGCTTGCTACGCCTCAACCTGATCCTGAACAACCTCGTGCACTCAATTCAAAACGTGGTGCAAGGCAACACGATCCTGCACCCCTCACATAAGGACGGAGCGGACCTAAAGCAGTTCGACTACATCGTTTCGAACCCGCCTTTCAAAATGGACTTCAGCGACTTTCGGGATGACCTCGACTCGAAAAGCAACAACGAGCGCTTCTTCGCAGGCATTCCTAACGTTCCGAAGAAAAAGAAGGAAAGCATGGCGATCTACCAGCTTTTCTTGCAGCACATAATCCACTCTTTGAACCCTAGCGGCAAGGCCGCAATGGTCGTTCCTACAGGGTTCCTGACGGCACAATCGGGTATCGACAAAAAGATTCGCCAGAAGCTCGTAGATGAGCACATGTTGGCTGGCGTGGTTTCCATGCCCAGCAACATTTTCGCGACGACGGGAACGAACGTCTCGATTATCTTCATTGATCGCAACGCAGGTGAACAAGCGATCCTGATTGATGCCTCCAAGCTGGGAAAAACTGTAAAAGAAGGCAAGAATCAAAAGACCGTGCTTAGCTCGACGGAAGAACAGACGATAATCAACACTTTCAACCAATCCGAAACGGTTGATGACCTGTCCGTTTCCGTTTCCACGCAAGAAATCCAAGAAAAGAACTACTCGTTCAGCGCGGGTCAGTATTTCGACGTGAAGATCGAATATGTTGATATTTCACACAACGAATTCACCTCGAAGGTTGCTGAAAGCAATACGCGGTTAAATGAACTTCACAGAGTGTCTTCTGACTTACAAAAAGAAATCTCAAAGCAGATAGAGCGACTTACATATGAATAATTGGCAGGTCCTAACTGTGGCGGATTTGGTCGATCAAAACCTCATCTTTCCGCCCATGGATGGAAACCATGGCGAGATACATCCCAAAAGTGACGACGTTGTAGATGACGGAATACCGTTCGTGATGGCTTCTGATCTGAGTGATCAGGGCAACATAGACCTGTTAGGATGTAAATTCATAAGCCAGGAGCAAGCAGAGTCTTTGCGAAATGGCTTCGCCCGCGAAGGCGATGTGCTTCTATCGCACAAGGCAACAATTGGTCGCACGGCGATTGTACCTGAGATTTCATTTCCCTATCTGATGCTAACGCCACAAGTCACATACTACCGCGTGCGTGATACCGAGCAAATCGACAACCGTTTCTTGAGATACGCGTTTCAAAGCCCTCAGTTTCAAAAAACGCTGGCGCTTTGGTCGGATGCTGGATCTACCAGAGCATACATTGGAATTACTAAACAACGGGGCCTCAAGGTCCGCTTGCCCGATGTTAGGTGTCAAAGGGACATCGCCGATGTTCTGTCCGCATTAGACGCGAAAATCACCCTCAACAACAAGATCAACGCTGAGCTCGAGGCGATGTCGAAGCTGATCTATGACTATTGGTTCATTCAGTTCGACTTCCCCGATGAAGACGGCAAACCCTACAAATCATCAGGCGGCAAGATGGTCTGGTGCGACCTACTAAAGCGCGAGATTCCAAAAGGGTGGGCTACTTCTGATGTGGCTAGTGTTACTGAATCGATCAAACGCGGGATCTCTCCTGACTATACCGAGGAAGAAGGACTGCGTGTTATCAATCAACGTTGTATCAGAAACCAATCAATAAACTTCAGCGCTGCAAGAATACATAAAGGGAGTATGGGTGCTGACGACGCAAGGATCGTCAAGCAATGGGACGTGTTAGTTAACTCAACTGGAGTCGGGACTTTGGGGCGAGTTGCGCATGTGAAAGCACCAACCAGCGCCTCCTATGTGACAGATAGCCATGTGACAACGCTTCGGGCGGATGAGAGCAAGATAGCAAGGCCCTACTTTGCCTATTCTTTGAAGCGCCTCCAGCCTGTCATTGAGGCCGCGGCAAATGGCTCCACTGGTCAAGTAGAGCTAAGTAGACCCTATTTGGAGGGGATAAAATTCGTCGTGCCTGACGGTGATCTTCAAAAAGACTTTGGTGCTCTCGTTTCGCAGATTTCTGAAAAGCAATCTCTGGCCGAGACCGAAAACCAAGAACTTGCGAGTTTGCGCGATTGGCTTCTCCCCATGCTAATGAACGGCCAAGTTTCGATAAGTGGTTGATCTTCTCTCACTAACCGAGAAAGACGCCTGCGCAAGGCGCTAGCTCTTCCACCACCGCCAAGGCACACGTTGTGTTTCGGCTGGACCCAATGCGAAATTGCACCGCTTCTGTCACTTGGTATTTAGCCAAAAGGAGAAACATCATTGCACAGCTCCCTTCGGACGCCTTCGGCGGGATCGCGTTTAGCCAGATAGTCGAGACCATTGGAGCCGCTTAGTAAGGCACGTCGAAGTAACGACATCCGGCATGCGTCACGGAAAGTCACTAAGACTTCAAACTCGAAATATCAAACGCGGCCCTAGCAGAGCCGGACTAGCTGCCTGGTTCAAAAATCAAATGGAAGGGCTGGAACATCCTGAGCGCGATGTTGCAGCGCAGCGTCCCGCCATTTTTGATCCAGCCATTCGGCTAGCTGGATTGCCGCTCCATACCGTCCCGTAGCTTGAAGCCATGCCGCTGCATCTCTGAGCGAAATCACCACACGGTTTGCCGACACACGATGCGACGGTGGACCTTTTCCTCTCATTCGAGACATGCGCAGAGTATTGGGTTTGATATCGCAAATCCGGCATAATTCGTGAGCGTATATTGTGCCATCTCGCCGGATCATACTGACCAAGTCTTGTTGCTGAGCCGCGGCACCGCCAAAGGAGCCAGAAAAGCTTGAGCTTTGGCGGCTCTGCGGTTTCGATGGTGAAAGACGCGCGCATTCTCTAACCATGATCCTCTTCTACCTCTCCGATTAGTTCGATCCCGTGTCTGTGCGCACAATCGATAACCAATTGCCTGATCACCTTCTTACGACGAAGCAGGGCCAGTTCCTTTCGCATCTTTTCGCTAGGCGTTGATTTCATGGGCAGTGGGCGCTGCCGGAGCAATCTATTTCGAGCCATCACGTATCCTTTCCGTGTAATGCAACGACGTAGCCGAAGGCACCAGCAACCTGCTGCTTCTTACCCGTTGAAAGTTCATGCCCAAGTCTCCCAAAAATCCAATGAAGCACTAAGGCTCCTTGGTCGTCACGTCGCAACAAGCCAGAACGGCACAGATCTCGAAGCCCTCTAATCGCCGCTTTGTTAGGCATGTTCATCGTCGAAGCGGCCTCATAAACAACGGCCTCATCATTATCAGAGCGGGACATGACGCGGATCATGCCCATCAACAGAGTCGCCCCATCCGCTGAGAGGTGGTCAAAAGCACGGCATGCTCCAACTTCGGATAGAGCTAACTCACTTACTGGCACCGAAATGTTTAGTGCTTGGCTTCCACTACTTAGCATTCTGTTTCCTTTCGAGAGCGGGTAGACGGGCTTATCTCTTCACTTCGAAATACTTGATGCATTGCCCGTCGTATTTCCGCGTCGGACATATCTGGATCCGCCAGAAGCACGCGGCCTTCGTTGATCAATTGTTGCATCTGATCAAATAGCGAAGAGAGTTCAGCCCGAAGAGAATTTCTTTCTTCAACTACTGAAACCGCGTACCCAAGTGTGGCGTCTCTATCCTGGTCAGTTTCATCACGTTCGCATTTCAGTCGTGCGATGTCCTGTTCTTGACGCAGGGACTTGGTCAACTTGTTGCGCTTGCCACTCAGTGTGCCAGGCCGACTTTCGTGGGATGCCACAAAACTTCTTTTGGAATTTGGATCAAGCGTTAACTCA